GGAAAAGAAATGATTAATGAAAAGATTGCAACTTTGCAAGCAGAACTGTATAAGGCAGATAAAGAAGCCAAATGGCATTGGTTGCGCAGTGAGATTGAACATCGAGGCATTTATAGAACTGTGCCTGGCACGTACATACCAGCCAAAACAGCAGGACAAGTTTATTCCTGGCAGTTTTATTTGCGTAGATGCTTGTATAACCCTGTGTTTCTAAATGCCACTGCTGAATTACTTGTGGGTCAACTCACTAGCACAGCAGTTCAGATTGGTGCTTGTGAAGATGCAGGAGTAGTGTTAGGCATGGCAATGGCACAAAGATTAGGCACACCAATGTTTAGTATTAAAAAGCAACCCAAAGCATATGGCCTACAGAATAGATTGGAAGGTCCCATAACGGGATTACCTGTTGTGTTAGTAGATGATTTAGCAGGTAGTCAAGCAACGCTTCGCAGTAGTCGTCAATTGTTAAACACATTAGGTATCAATGTAGCGTCTGAATACTGTACATTGATAAACAAAACAGTGGGCACACACAACACATATCTAGATGATATGCGTTTAATTAGTTTATTCACATGTGATGATTTCAAATTAACATGGGAAGAGTATGAAACAGAGTATAACCGTAAGCCAGACTTTGGTCTCAGTTTCTAAACTATAAATAAGATATAAATTTAGGAATCCCTGTCATGAGCAAAAACCAAAAACACATAGACTTTCGCACACTGAGTGATGAGGATCTAGACCGCTTAGTAGAAATGCTAAGACAACGCGGCCGTGGTGACGATACCATTTTAGCCCACATTAATCCAGAAGAAGCCCGCTTGCTGAAAAAGCATGGCGGATCTGGTGCTATCAACCCCCACACTGGCTTACCAGAATTCGATGGTGACGGAGGTGGTGGTGACGGAGGTGGCGGGGGTGATGGTGGAGGTGGTGACGGCGGTGGCGGCGATGGAGGCGGAGGCGATGGCGGGGGTGGTGACGGAGGTGGCGGTGATGGAGGCGATGGCGGAGGCGCCGGAGATGGTGGTGGAGCAGGTGACGGGGGCGGAGCAGGTGATGGCGGGGGCGATGGCTCTGGTTCAGGAGATGGATCGGGCGATGGTTCAGGTTCAGGCGATGGCTCTGGCGACGGAACAGGTGATGGTACTGGTGATGGTACTGGAGATGGCACTGGTGATGGCACTGGTGATGGTGATGGTGATGGTGAAGGCAGTAGCGGTCCTGGCGGCAGTTCTGGTGAATCTGGCGCAGCAGCCGGTGGTGCAGGTCCTGGTGGTCCAGGTGATGGAGGCGGTGGTAGCGGTGGTGCTGCCTCAGGTGATGGTGGAGGTGGTGATGGTGGATCCGGTGGAGGAGATGGAGGATCAGGTGGCGGTGATGGTGGAGGAGGAGATGGCGGAGGTGGCGGCGGTGATGGTGGAACAACACCCCCAGTTGCTCCAGTTGCTCCAGTTGCTCCCACTGTTCCCGGCACAACATGGACTGACGTTAATAAGCAAACTGGCCTAAGCCCAGGCTTTATGCAAGCCCAGCCATACTACACGACAACAAATGATGTTCAGAGCAAATACTATTGGGGTGGTGCACCATTCCAAACTGGTGCCACATACAATCCAGCCTTGGCACAGAATATTCCAAATGCACCAGTTGTGCCTTGGGGCTTACAACAAATGTATTCACAATTAACTCCAGAAGATACTGCACGATTGATATCAAGTATGCAACCTCAACAATCAGTGCAACCTGGATATGCTATCCCACCAGAGTGGCTACAGCAGTGGCGTAACAGTTAAACGCTAAATAACTTAACTATTAAGGATAAACACAATGGCATTATTTGACTTTGGAAAAGGCGGAGGCACTACAACAACACAGGTTGAATTGACCCCTGAACAAAAAGCAGACATTGCGGCAAGAACCAAGTTCTTTCAAGAAACAGTTGCACCCACATACCAGGGCGCTGTTCGTGGCGCAACAGACATTTACAATAAAAATGCTGAAGGCGTATTAAATGCCGCACAAAATCAGGCTCGCACTGCATTGCAAGCACAAGAAGCCTTGGGTGGCACAGGTGAAAGTGCATTGCGCACTGGTATCTCAGGTTTGCAAAGTCTGTTTAATCCAGACTATGAACGCACACAAATTCAAGCCGCTTTGGCACCTGCACAAGCACAGTATGCACAAAACGTAGAAATGCAAGGTCGCCAATTTGGTGGCACTGGCAACTTAGGCAGTGCTAGACAAGCACTTGCTGATCGTCAACTTGCAGGTGCAACACAAGCGGCACAAATGCAAGCAGCCGCAAACATTCAACAACAAATTGCCGCACAGCGAGCCGGTGTTGGAGCACAGTTAGCACAACTTGGTCAGGGTGGTATTGGTCAAGCATTAGGTGCTAGTGGCAATGCAGTAAGTGCCGCTATGGTACCACAACAATTATACAATCAATATGCCAGTGTTATATTTGGTACTCCTGCTGGAAGTTATACTCCAGATTTCCGTGGTACACAAGGTAGCACTTCTGAGACTTCAAATTACAAATTTGGCTTTGGCATTTAAAAGGATAAACTATGGCATACGATGCATTTGGTGAATACATTGGTGGACAGCGTGATCCCTACGAGGAAGAACGCCTACGCCAAGAGGAAGAAGAAAGACGCAGACTTGAAGAACAAATGCGTCTGGCTCGTGCTGCCGCAGTAGCAGGTGGGCCTGGTGTGGCTGGTGGCGCAGGCTCTGGCACATATTATGATGATCAAGGTCGTTTAATTGTTGCTGAACCTATAACAATGAGCGAACGTGATCCAAATCCCAACGCTGTTATAACTCCTGGCACAGGTCCTTATCCAGTTGCCAACGTAGACATCACAGGCGCTGGTCAAGATCCTTTAGGCGCATTTATTAACCAGCAGTTACAAGGTTTCAATGAGCGTGAAAGACAAGCGCAGGCAGCACCTGCTCCTGCTCCAGTCAAACCCGAAGAAGTTGTACGTAAAGAACAAATAGAAACTCGTGCTGATGGTAGTCGTGTTGTCAAGACCACACAAGAAGTTCCAAGTGGTGTTGCTCCAGCAGTGGCTCCCGTGACTCCTGTTGTGTCTGAATCAGCACCTGCACCAGCAGTAGTGGCAGCACCTGCTCCTGCTCCTGCTCCTGCAAGACCAGCAGCCGCAGTCAGTGCATTACCACAAGATTATAATTCACGTATTGCGCAAATGGAATCAGGTGGTAATCCCAACATTGGTTATCATGATCGCAATCGTTCAAGTGCATATGGCAAGTATGGTCTTACAGATGCAGCCTGGACTGACATTCAACGTGCAAATCCAGCACTAGCAGGTGTACGTAAAGAACAAGCAACTCCAGAACAAATGGAGATGGCGCAAAATACTCACACGCAGAATCTACAGCGTCGTCTTACAGGATTAGGCATTGAAGCCAACGCCAATACATTATCAGCCGCACACTTTCTTGGTGCTCAAGGACTAGCAAACTATCTACGTGATGGTACTATTAGCGAAGCGGCTGCTAGAGCCAATGGTGGCTATGAAAAAACAAAAGCCATTGTTGATGGTCGATTAGGTGGCTTTGCAGCACCCGCGTCTGGAGCCGTGACAGCACAGCGTCCAGCAGTACCAGTTGCACCTGCAGCCGCACCAGTTGAAGCGGCACCGGCACCGGCAGCGGCAGCACCTGTTGCTCCAGTTGCTCCAGGCACTGCACCAGCAAGTCCATACAGTTTAAGCACTGGTCAGACAGGCCTTGGTCTAAGAATGCCTACAGCACAACCAGCCGCATCACCAAGCACACTGGCCATTCAGAGTTATCAAGACAATCAGAATGACCCAATGGCATTGTTAAAGATGCGTAATGATGAAACATTACCAGCATTCATTCGTGAACGTGCTGGCAATCAAGCATATGAATTACTAAACCGTGAACGCAAGACAGCAGCCGCAGAAGCGCAAGTTGAACGCATGGTTGCATCTGGTGACCAAAATGCCATTGCTAGAACAATGGCCAGCAAGCCCAAGACTGAAGAAGGCAGTTTCTTAAAAGCAGTGTTGTATGCAAAGTTAGGTCTAACTGATCTTGCCGCAGAAGAACAAATGAAGTTGGGCGCTGGCTCAAGATGGACCAGTGTTACAGGACCCAATGGTGAAAACGCACTTGTCAAAGTTGCCGCAAATGGTCGTCCACTAGAAGGTATCAAGAGTGATGGTACTGCGTTTAGTGACAATGAACTTGTACAGTATGGCACAGGTGGTGCACTTGGTAAAGGTACCAGTGTCAGTGCTGAAGTTTATGTTGATACCAAAACTGGCAACCGTTATCGTTCAGGCGTTGACAGTTCTGGTAAGTCAGCCTTGATCAACGTTCAAGGTGGCCCAGCATTTAGAGGCGATCCCAAGGATCTTGTGGTTCAAAGTATTGGCACTGCCGCAACCAAAGCAGAAAATGCTGCCGCAGTCAAATTGAAGTATGCAGGTCCTACAAGTTATACTGAAGCAGGCGCCGCAGCCGCTGGTAAGTTCAACTTTGAAAATGGTACAAACATTGGTTACCAATCACAACAACCAGGTGCTCCACTTGTTGACTTGAATACAGGTAAGCCAGTCACAGTTGGCGCAGGTGGTGTTATCAGTGTAACACAAACTGGCACACCAGGTGCCGCTCCAGCAGGTGCTCCAGCAGGTGCCGCCCCAGCCCCAGCCGCAGTGTCTGGTGCTCCAGCAGCCGCTCCAGCAGGCGCAACACCAGCACAAATTGTACAACAACAAGCAGTGTCTAAAGTTGGTCAAGAACAGTTTGTTAGAACAACTGTGCCTGCAATCAATGATGAAGGCAACAACGCTAGACAAGTTGCAAGTATTCGTAGACAACAGTTATCTACAATTGCAAGTAACCCCAGTATCCTTAACATCTTTAATGGTACTGGCACAAACTATGACCGTGCTCGTAACGTTATTACTAAATTGGTTACAGGTGCTTATGGTGAAGAAAATTCTGGTGACTTCTACAAGGAAGTTAAAGCATTAGGCTTGACTGAAGGCGAACGTGGCGCCCTAGAAGACTTTGCCAATGCCAACATGGCCATTAACAGCAAGACACTTAAAGCCAACTCAGGTGCTGGTGCAGTTAGTAACGCTGAACAGAAAGCCAACCAAAATGCCAACTTGCAAAACTTGGCAGAAACAACAGCACTTGGTGCCCTGGGTGCATTACATCGTAGTCAGTTCTCTGGCGACATGGGTGCAGCCAAACAGTATTTCTTGAACAACAATCCTGGCTTGAATGATGATGCCAAGTTCAACAATGCATGGTCAAAAGAAAGTTCCAAGTACACACGAGCATATGAAGGTATCATTGAAGCCCGTGCTGAATTCTTGAAACCATTCCGTCCACCAGCAAATGCCACCAAAGAACAGTTGGCTGTGTTCAAAGACAAAGTGTTCAAGGCATTTGAAATGTATCCCGCGCCACAGTTTGAATCAGAAACTGGTAAATGGAATTATCAGACTGCCAATGCTCAAAGAGCAGCCGCAAAGAAACTATTAGGAAGATAAGATGACAGAAGCAGAAGTACAAAAACTAAGAGATGCTGGCATCGGTGATGATGTCATCTTGGAAATGCAAAAGGAAGAAGCAGGCAAAAAAGGCCAGGCAGCACCCACTGCTGAAGTAGCAAGTGCTTTGCCTGACATTGATCCTAATACTCCAAGCACAGTTTATCAACAAGCACAAGCCGCAGGTGTTCCTACTGAAGGTCGCGAACAAACCTGGACGCAAACTGCTACTGAACTTGGTGGCTTAGCGGCTGACAATGCTGGCAAGATTGCTGGCGTCGTGGCAGGTGGTGGTGGTTTATTTGCTGCCAACCAAATACGTAAAGGTATGCAAGCCCGCGCTGGGGCACAAACTGCACAAGCCGCCGCACAAACTGCAATGGCACAAGCACAAATGGCACAGGCCAATGCAGCCTTGCAACAAGCACAAGGTGTTCAACAACGCTTTGATGCTAGAACAGCAGCCAGAACTCCAGTGACGCCTGCTACAAGTCCAATCCTGGATGCTCAAGGTCGTCCAATACCGGCGGCTCGTCCAGTAGTTCCTACTGCACCAGCAGGTGCTGTCCCCACTGCACCCGGACCCATTGCTCCAGTAGGTGCGGCTCCTGTTGCTCAAGCCGCTGAAACGGGCGTTATGAATCGTGCCAAACAAGTTGTACAACAATTGGCTCTAAGCAAGTTGGCTCCCATGGCTGCTAATGTTCTCAAAGGTGCCAACGTGGCAAGTCTTGCAGGATACAGCAGTGACCTAGGTCCCAAGACACCACAGTCAGGTCGCATGAAGGGTATGGAAATTAATCCACTTACTAATGCACCTTGGACTCCAGAACAAATTCGTCAGTATGAAGCAAATCCTGCTGTGTATGATGCACAGATGGCACCTCCACAATTTCGTAGGTAAGTAAGCATATGACAACAATAGAAGCACTTACCCAAATCTTTAAAGATAACTTTGTAGCATACTTTCGTAGCCATGCGGCACACGTAAACATTGTGGGCCGTAACTTTGCCAGTGACCACAAGTTACTGCAAAAGACTTACGAAGACCTACAAGGACAAATTGATACCTTAGGTGAACTCTTGCGCACATTACAAGCATACATGCCTTGTGATATTCAAGAAGTCTTAACTGATAGTCACCTTGACACAGGAGCCATTGAAGGCACCGCAGATGAATTAATTGCGGCTGGCATGGAAGACCTAGAACACTTGGCTGAAGAGCATCGTGAACTCATCACAGTGGCCACATTAGAAGGTGAAGACCAGATAGCCAACTATGCACAGGATCGTGTGTTAGCATTAGAAAAGCATATCTGGATGTACCGTGCTACATTAGAAGTTTAAGTTAAGCGACCAAGAACACTATCAAGAACCAGGTGATTTTGTCGCTTTCTAACCTGGGCATCAACGAATTGGCAGGCGAGTTTGTGTTGTGTTCACTCTAAACGTTTGTATGCGTAACTACCACGCACACTATAACCAGCCCGTTCATGTAATTTTAAAAAGGCTGTTTGTTCATGACGCATTGTTGTTGAACAGATCACTGGGTTGCCGGCATACCTGGCAAACTTTTCCCATTGTTCCATCATATCTTTTACAAGTTTAATTCTAAGTTTAGGTGGTAGTGTTAAATCTATATGTGCAAATTGAATACAGACCATTAAATCATCACTCCACATGGTGCGCTCATTACTTTTGGCCATAGTATAAGCCAATAAACGATTACTACCTGATTCTCTACATACTGTAAGCAACTGTGTTCCAGGGTAGTAGATCTGATTCAGAATAGCAAATACACAATTACGTGTGGCTGCGGGTGTACTATGAATAAACACGTTATCAATTTCATGTTTAAAGTTTTCTACTCCCAATGCAACAATCTCATCTACATCAGTCATATCGGCTAGGCGCCAAGTGTGTTCTATCATTTCTGTTCCTTTCAAGTGGTACTTTATTTAATGCCGCTTGAAACCCGATGCTAAATAATAATATGGAAAAGAACATTAAAACTGAAAAGAAAAAAGGACCTGGTGGAGCAAGACCCGGCGCTGGGCGCCCCAAAGGTGGCACAAATAGACTAACAGCAAGAGAAATTTTGGAAACTGCTGAGAACATGTTGGGCAAGCCCTTTGTTGTTAGTTTGTTGGAAGGCTATATTGAAACAATTAATACAGGTGACACTCGCAATAGAGTCACTTATGAAAAGATTATCCTGGACAAAACTGCCACAACAATTATTGAAGCAGAAATAACAGATAGTAGTAGTGCAGTTGAAGCCAAACAGGCAGCATTTGCAGAAGCACTTGCCAAACTGCAGGGAAAAACAGCAGACTAAATAACATTATGCCACTAAGCAAATCAACATCCAAAAAAGCATTCGCTAAGAATGTTCGAACTGAAATCGCGGCAGGGAAACCTCCAAAGCAAGCCGTGGCAATTGCGTATGCAACCAAGAAGGCTGCGGCAAAGAAAACAAAAGGAAAATCCAAATGAAAGAAGCAAAAAGTCAACGAGCCGTTCCTGGTTATGATGCCGCAACTGGCACCTCAAGCCCAGGTTACGATAGACATACCAACAAGTTCGCCAAGAACCAATGGAGTGGTCACAGCAATGATGGTCGTGAAGTAAATTTTGGTCGTGGTCCCACAACAGGTAACAAGAGCAGCAAGTCTACTCCTGGTACTGATGCAATGCCCACTTGCCATCCAGGTCATGACATGTTCAAAGGCAGTGCTAATCCACAAGTTCGCACACCTGGCGGCACACGAGCATTTGATCCCAGTGCTACACAAAATTACCGCGGCGACGCTGACAAGATCAACGTAGGTCGTGGACCAACTAAAGGGAACCAACTATAATGGCAGTCACAGCATACCAAGTCACAGGACTTACACATAAAATCACTGCTACAAGTTCCAGCAGTGAAATCAACATTACACCTACAGAAGCAGGCACAGGCTTTAGCGGCCAAACTGGTCCTTACTTCTTAAAGATCACTAATGGCAGTAGCAGTGAAAACATTTACTTTGCTACAGGCTTAACAAGCCAAACAGCAGTAATCCCAACTGGTGATGGTGCGTCAGCAGGCAGTTGCGTAATTCCAGCCTATGCTGAAGTTATTGTTCAAGTTGCTCCACAATCAGCCTCACCAGCAACAATTTATGTTGCCGCAATAGCCGCAAGTTCAAGCCCTGTGTTTGTTACACCAGTGGGCATCGTAGGATAAGGAAAACAAAATGAAATCATCTAACCCACAAGGTAATAAAGAAATCAACCAAAAGCGTGGTCCTACTACAGGCAACGCTGGTAGTATGAAAAAGCGTGACACCTATGTTGCAGAAAAAACTGCAAGTTCAGGTGAAAAGGCTGTATTGGCCAAGATGGTCACAGACGCACTTGAAATGCGCGGCCGTGGTCAAGCAGGTACAACCAACCCAGCACTAGAAGGCCTACACAGCAATACAGGTCCTAAGACTAATCCAACTGCCAACGGTAGCAAGTTGCCCGCCAAGTACAAGAAATAATCAGTCATGAACGACGGTAAAAGCATGGGCAGTCCCAACACCCAGGGACCCGGAGGTGGTGGACAGGATTACAATGGTAATCCTTTGGGTGGTGGTATGGGCGTACAATATCAGTCAGGTGGCCCAGGCCCACAAAAGGGCTTTGGCTTTGATCCCACTAATGACATGCCATTTACTGGACAAGCACCAGTTGGCATTCAAGGCAATCAACCTGCTCCCAACACATTACCCGCACCAGGTACAAGTGGTGGTAAGAGCAGTCCTTTTAACAAAACCCCACCACCAAACATGACACCCGAGCAACAGCGGGCTTATCAATGGCAAAACAGAATGACCATGGAGTATGATCCACAAATGGACCAACAAGCACGGGAAACAATGCAAGGCTATTATGATCAAAATCCAGACTATCGTCCAGGGTTTAACCCAGGACCAGGTCAACAAAACCCTAACATACAAAAAGGTTTTGGTCCTGCAGGCAAGCCTATCTTTGGACAAGGCCCTGATTTTATTAGTGGTGGCCCTGCTATTAAAATGGATCCAACATTGTTTGATGCTAATGGCCAACTAAAAGGCGACTTATTTCGTAATGTAACACCAAACTATAATCCAGCCTTTACTAACGAGCAAATGCGTAATATAGGTAATCAACAACCTGCCAATCGTTTTATTCCTCCTAATGCCCCTGGTGTTAGACCTGGAATACCTGTACAAAGTGCAAGAACTGTTACACCTGGCATGAAGCAATTCACACGCACTCGCATTCGCTAAATAAACAAGGTGGACAGACTCCACCTTGTATCGCATAGAAAATAAAGGAAAATGAAATGCAAAATCCAAATGACCAACAGGTCAATCCCTGGGACGATTCAGCAGAAGCCGCTCCCGTAAAAGAAACTAAATCAAAAAAATCTAAAACTGAATGGGTAGTCAAGCCTGAAGTTAAACCTGCTGTGCCCATTGGTGCCAATGCAGGTGAATATGACATGGACGGTTTAATGACCGACTTTCCCACGGCCAAAGAACTCGAGAGATTTGTATTTGATGAAACGGGGATTGTCTTAAACTTAAAAGGTCGTGCCAACAAGTTAAAGTACCAAGTAGCAATGGATGTGCTTAATGGTCAAGAAGTAGATCCCAAGTTTGTTGGTGGCGATAACCCTTACATTGATCGCACAGAACTAATCCCAGTTGAAGATTTAAAACCAGTGCCCGCAAAAGATGCTTCACTGCCAGACAACAGTCAAGTACAAAACATCTTTGTCAGCAACAGTATTCCACACCCAGACTTTGAAGCACGTATGCAAGACAAGAAGGTCAGTGTATACTTCCGCAAATACAAAACTGGTCAGATCAGTTATGAAATTGTAGGTCCTGTTGATCAACGCCCACATGGTGTTAAGTTAGACAAGTATGGTCGTGAGCGTCCTGAAGTCATCAAGTGGGTTGATCCACGCACAGGTGAGCAAGTTATTGTTCGTGAAGATGGAAGCATGACTCCACAAGGTCGTAAACTACGTGCCATGATGCAAACATTCCAAGTAAACAAAAGCAATCATTGGGACACCTGGATTGATCGTGAATTTGTTACTCTGAATGATTCAGTTGCAAGTAATCCTTGGGACCTAAACTAATGATCACTCCTGAAATCCGTGATGGTCAAATCCATCAAGCACAACAAGAGCGTATGGCACGTGATACGCTTATTTTGCAAAAGGTCAATGGGGCACACAGGGAAGCGTTCAGGCAACGCTTTCCCGGCCAAGTTGAACATTGCATGCGACTCACAGCAGAACGCCTGCAGGCCATTCTAACACGCAAGCCCACAGACTTAAGTGATCCTGATACTTGGAACTGTAGTGCAGATGAAATTGCTCGCCTAAGCGAAGCACTGTGGCACCTAAGTGTTATCAGCCAAATCTATCCCTTGGAGACCAGCAATGACGAACATAGCAAGTAATGAAAGCAGTGGCTTTGATGTAACAGGTAAATGGATCAGTCCAACTCATTGTCATCTAACATTTCGCTTGAATGAAGATGGCATGGGCGAAACTGAAATTGATTATGATTTTGATCAATATGATCTTGAGTTCTTGCGTGACATTATTTCTGAGTTCATAGACAGCCAACCAGGAAAGTAACATGATAGGCACAGAAACCTTGATGGCTCGTGCCTTGCGTTATGTACTTGACAGCAACAACTTGTCGCCAGAATTTTGGGACAGTGCTACAACTGATGTGCAAAACAAACTTCAAGACTTGACTATTCAAGTTGTTGAAGACATGAAGTACAATCAACTCAAGTACTTTAGGCCATTCGAACATCAATTAACATTCTTTAAAACTGGTGCCAGTGAACGTCGTGGTATCCTGGCTGCAAACCGTATTGGTAAAACAGTAAGCACTTGTTATGAAACAGCCATGCACCTGACAGGACTTTATCCTTCTTGGTGGGAAGGTCACAGATTCAATAAACCCATTACTTGCATGGTAGCAGGTGAGGGTTGGAGTCAGGTGGCCCTGGTGCTACAAAATGAACTTATTGGAACGCAAGATGTTAAAATTACAGAAAATCTTGGCACTGGTGCTATACCTCGTGATTGCATTATTACTGACACTATGCGTAATGATGGTGCTAATTGTATTGGCGTTGA